GCGCAGAGTCGATCCGTTGGAACAAGGTGCCTACAGCTTCCAGGGGCGAGCGCGACTTGTTGGCGACGGCCAGCAGTTCGCCGGTAAGCCGCGTCACGTCAGCTTCGGATTCAGTGACACGACGCAAACCGTTTTGAAACAGTTGAAATTCTTCAACCTTTTTGAATGCGTCACTGACAGCGGCAGCAGCCTTTTCGACAGCAAACAAGCCGGCTGCAAATTTTGTCAACGTACCAAGCAAACCGCCGCCAGAACTTGCGGTGCGATTTTGCGCACGTTCCAAACGCAGTTGCGCAAGCTCTGCACGAGACACTGCGGCTTCAGCGTCGCTTGTTGCTTTGGCGAGTTTTTGCTGTGCGGTAGCGTTGTTGACAGCGGCCGTCGCGGCATTTTGCGTAGCGCGGGCTGCATCCGCTTGAGCCTGGGCGAGCCGCTGCTGTGCAGCCGCGACACCAGTCGTTGCCGCTGCGGCCTGGGCTTGGGCTTGCTGAAGCTTTTGCGCGGCCGTAGCAGCCTGCGTTTGGGCTTGCTGCGCCCTTGCAGCCGCTGCCGCAGCCTGAGCCTGTGCGGCGGCTTGCTGGGCCGTTGCCGTGACGGCTTGGGTCTGTGCCGCAGCCGCCCGTGCCGTGGCTTCTGCAAGGCGCTGTTGAGCCGCGCTGGCGCTCGCACTTGCAGCGAGCAACTTTTGTTCGGCTGTCGCGGCGTTCGTGATTTCAGTTGATGCGCGAGCAAGCGCGGCGTTTGTGCGTTCGGTTTCTGTGGCAAGCCTTTGTTGTTGAACGGCAGTCGCAGCGGTAGCGCTGTTCAACTTCTCTTGCGCTGTTGCAGCAGCCGCAGCCGCACGCGCGGCCCGATCAGTTGCAGCAGCAGCTTGCGCGCTTTGAGTTTGAACCTTAAGCGCTTTGTCAACATTCTTAGCTGCGTTTTCAGCAGCTTTTGCGATAGCTTCAAACTTGTCGGCAATCGACTTTTCTACGCCATCGGTAACGACAACATCAATGCGTTCGGTAGCCATATCACCTCAATGCAGCGCGGCCAATCATGACCGAACGTTCAACAAAACCGGCCGGCGCTTGACCCGAATATCCTTCGTTCAAACGCTGGATGTACGGCAGGACGTTGGAAATGAAAACAGCTTGCCCAGGCTTGGCAAGTGCGAGAATTGATCGTGCTTTGGCAAGTGCGGTAGCTGCGCTCAGTTCTTGTGTGGAACCGCGCACACCTGTGAAATAGGCGTCAACTGCTTTGCCTACAGGTGTGCGCAGCGACACTTGCCAGTTTGACAACGCTTTGGACGAATCGACGGGAGTGACGTTAACCAAGTCTTTGACAATCGCAATTGCGACAGTCACCTTAGCTTCATTTCCGAGCGCGCGAATTCTTACCTTTTCGGCTCGCATCTTCTTGGCGAACTGAAGTAGCGTTGTCATGTTGCGCCCGTTTGTGCTTCACAAACGCTAAATCCATTTCGCGAATTAGCGTCACCATTTCCGCCCGCGTTTCATCGTTGAAACCGTATTCCCGAGCATATTGCAAAATGCTCACCGTGGGTATAAGTTTCGTCCCGTCGCGTTCAGGGTGCAAAGCCCAAAACGCATCATAGAAAATTTCCAAGCCGGGCAAAAGCAAAGGCCGTTCAGATATCGCTTTGGATTTCTGCCCGGCCTGCCGCAACTGTTTGTCAATACTCTTCTCTACTTTGCCCAGCGAAAGCTGATAGAGAAGAACCGCGATTAGTTTTTTGCGGCGACCTTCGTTTGAAACTTCAGGAACGCATCACGCCGTGCCGCACGGTCTTGCAGTTCGTTCAGGAGTTCCGGCAAATCGCCGAACAGTTTCAGCGCGTTCGCTTCGTTGTATTCAAGCAGCTTGCCGCCTTCATCGTAGACGTTTTCCCAGCCGCGCAAGCAGCCGTGAATAAACACCTTGATCGTGTTTTCGCGAACCGTTTCCTTCGGGACAGTTCCGGCCGCTTGTTGATCCCGGAACGGCTTCCACACTTCGTTCCACGCTTCCGAAAAGCGTGAGTTCTCGCCACCAGCGCGAGCAACGAAGAATGTCGGCCACGTCCCATCGCCGTTCTTTTCGGCATCTTCGGGCACCATAGGCGCACCGTTCTTTTCCAACACGGAATCGACTTGATATTTGCGATACAAGCTCATTTGAAACACCGTTTCGTTAAAAGAAAGCCGGGCACCGCCCGGCCTGGGTTGAACGCTTGCGCGTTATTCTTCCTCGGGCACTTCCGGCGCCGGTTCCGCCGACCATTCGACGTAGACCGTTGCCGAACCGTGTTCCTTCACGTCGCCAACGTGACCGCTCGTGCTGATTTGCGTTTCGCGATCCGCAGGGATTTGACTCATCAGCATTTCCGCCGCCTTGTTGACGCGACCGTCAGCCGGCACGTTGTCAACGTGAGGCGCTTCCGCACCTTTGGCGATGAAATTCGCGAGCGCTTCAGTGGGCGTCGCACCCTTGGCATTGTAAGACCATGACATGTCGGTTTCTCCGTTTATTCCTGAATCGGCATCAGCACGTCAGGCAGATAGGGGAACGTCACTTGCAGCATCTGGTGTCCGTAGATGCTTTCGCCGGCTTCCATCGTGAGCGGCAGCGTGATCGGCTTGTCCACTTCGATGTTTGCACGACCGCCGCCCAGGCCGACCAGCGGCTGATCGAACACGAAGCCGGAATTTGCTCGCGCATAGATTTGCGAGAACGCCACGTCAGCGTTTTGGCGAACAGCGTTCGTCGCTTCGATGTCGGCAAAGAACACCGTCGCGCTGCCGGTTGCAGTGAAGTTGCCTGCGGACGTGTCAATTGCGACGCTGGAGCCAAGCGCCTTGACAGGCGCAACGCCGTTCGAAATCTTCAACGTCGCTTCGCTGGCGTAACCGAACAGCGGCGACGGCGCCAGCGTCAGCGGGTCCAACACATTCAGCCGCAGACGATAGAGGTCCGTGGACGTGTTGAACGCCGTTTCGCCGGGCGCCGGAAAACGCTTGCCGATTTTCAGGTCTTCGAGGCCGGTACGCACTTCGGTGGACGTGCCCACAAATGCCATTTCGACCGAAAGGAAATCTTCTTCCGGTACGTTGATGGTCAATTCGTTGCCCAAGCAACCCTTGATGTATTCAGCTTGCGGGCCGGCCGAATCTTCGCCCAACGTGCGTTCGAATTGAACATACCGTTTCGTGATGAGCGAACGCTCATCTTCGTCGCGCAACACGATGCCCAGCCAGACGCGCAGCGTTTTGGCGCCGCCTGCTTCCGCAGTGGGAACCCAAGTCGGGTCGTTGAACGTGATGGCGTCATCCGTCACCGTGTGCACGCGCGCATAACCGGCGACGTTGCTGCCAGTGCTGTAACGCGTCGCCACATCGTCACCGCCAATCCCGATCCATTCGCCCGGGATTACACCCAGGGACAGCCAGCCAGCCGCGCCAGTGCCACCGGCCAGCGTGGCGCCACCCCAGGAACCTGCGCCAGTTTCAGCGGTCGCGATGGCATTGCCAGCGGTGCCCTTTTTGCGAGCCGTCACGACGACTGTATGCGCGCCAGACGTGGCGGAAACCATCGGGTTGGCGACGGTGCCCAAGCTGTAGGTAATGCCGATGCCGTCACCGCCGTTGATCGCAGCAGCGAGATTCGCCAGTGCGGCAGCTTCGCTTGCACCGCGCAGCACTTGGTTTGCGACAGTCGGGCCAGTGGAAAGCGCCGCCTTGAACGTGTACGTCACGCCGCCTACCGTCACGGTGTCATCGGCGGCGGGTTGTGCGGCAGTGGTGTACGTGCCAGTTGCAGCGGCAAGGCCGGAAATGGTCAGCGTACCGAGTGCTGCGCTGACGGTGAGTGCGACGGCGCCCGCTGCGAATTCAAAGCCGACGACTTCCAGCTTTGCGGCAGCAGGGGGGCTCGCTTCCGTCACTAGCCCGGTGCCGACAGTCACTTTGCCAGCCGCAACAGATGCGACGGCCGCAACGGCATTGTTGGCGGATTGGGCGAAACCGCTGCCCATCACCAGATGACCGACCAAAAAACGGTCGAGCCCCGCGGTAGCGTTGTAGGAATCGTCACCGCTGTCGGTAGACGTGATGACAACCGGCGTACCGTTGAGCGGATCGGTTGTCGGCCGTTGACGTGCGGCAGCGAAGTAGAACGTTTGTTCCAGCCGCAGCGAATTGGTTTGCGTCAGGTCTTGCGAAAAGCCGGCGCTTGCATTCTGACCGGTGACGCTGCCTTTCTTGTTTTTCCGAAGTGCGTTGATCGGCTTGCGGGCCTTGCGCGTCACCTCGCCGCCGAAATCGTTGTAACCGTTCGGCTCCAAGCCGAACCATTTGGCGTCGGCGCCGCCGATACCGGGCAACACACCCCGGCATTCTTCTTCGGCGAACGACAAACCCGAAACGTTGCTGTCGATGGTGGTAACGTCGCACGTCATGATGTTGCCCTATGCAAGTTCATCGTATTCGTATTCGGTCACGATGTTGAACCGATTTAGTTCCTGTTCGGGGTCAAGCTCTTGAATGCGCGCCCTGCGGAAAGTCACGCCTGAAACCGATTGCCCACGGAAAGCGCTGCGGGCAATTGTAGCGAGTTTGCGCCCGAGTTCCATGCTTTGCGGATGATGAAGCGGGCAAAAAAGCTGAATGAACAACAGCCCTTCGCTTGAATATCGCTTCTTACCCGGCGCACCTTCGCAAGTCGATAGCGTCTTTTGACGCTCCAAAACAGTTTGTTGCGAAATGCGAATCCAAAACTTGGAATTGTCAGGCTTTGGCGCATGAACACCGACAAAGCGCACTTCAGTATCGTAGGTCAACAGCGTGTGCACTTCGCCGTCAGTCCAACGTTCCATGAAATGTGCAAACATGGCATCGATGTACTGTTCATAAACAAGTTCGATGCTCATAGGTCAAAGCCAATCGTATAAAGGATTTTCTCGCCGTTGGGCGAAAGAATGTCAATGTATTCGATGCGGTATTGAACGCCATTTCGCATCACATAATGCGTTTTGGCAGGTTCAAAATCAACCGCAGCCATCAAGCCGTAAGACTTGCCGCCAACAATATCCGGTGCATTCGCAAGCGCTCGAATCAATTCGTAGTTGACGCGCGAAGCAGGCAGAAACACGATACGCACATCGTGCGAAACATCAGTGCCCGGCGCAGTCGGCTTCCAGGGAGTGAGCGGATTTGCGGCGCCAGCTTGCGGCACATGCCACTGCACAAGCTGCCCATTCTTTGCAATGAGCCGCTTTGCGGTTGCAATCTGGCGGTCAAACACACCCATGTCAACCCCTGCGAATTTGCAGCGAACCGAAGCCGCTTGCGGTGCCGTAAAGCACGCTCAATAGCGCGTCCACTTGCGGAAAGCTGACGATGCCGACCGGAACGGAATTGTCATATTCGGTTTCCAGCGGGCCGACCTTTTCACGCTTGACGCGAGCCGATGAAGCGCTGTCAATTGTGGGCATCAGGTCAACACCTTTTGCAGCTTCGATTGCAAGCAAAATTTGCGCTTTTTTGATTTGCGACGGAATGGACGTGTACGGAAACAACAGGTCGTTGATGCGAACAGCTTGACGTGGAAACGCCAAAGTCTGTTCAGTATCAACGCGATAACCCTGCAACTGCGGTTCCACAGTTTCAAGGTAATCCATGGCGAGCAACAATTTTTGTTCGCAAACGTCATCATCGGCGAGAACGTCGATACCGCGCGCTTCCGCAAACAACTGAGCTTCCGCGACAGTCGCGTAACTGTTGGCATTGGCAACAATGGTGCCATCTTCAATGATAAGCGCCATGATTCAACGTTCCTTGATTTTGAAAAACAACGTGCGGTCATCCTCGCGACCTTGCGCGGTCACGATGTGAAACGTCACGCTTTCAGTTGTGCCCACAGTGCCGCCCGTGAGCCACGCCGTAACGGTCGTGTCCGTGTGTTCCGAATGACCGACCGTCATCGTCCCGTTTGGCGTGATGGTGTGATCGCTGATGGTGTCTCCAGGCGTTGCCAGCCAAGCGGACCAGTCTTGCGAATAGTCCAACACGGCGTCAGGATCGTGAATAATCGTCGGCTTTGCAGCGTTTTCGACATTCCAAGTTTCGACAGCCATATTTCACCCGTTTAGTTGATCGTGATTCTACGATCCTGACCGCCGATGCTCAATTGCCGATTTTGATCGCCCAACATCAAAGCGCGATTTTGATCGTCAATACCCAAAACACGATTTTGATTGTCGATTGCCAATGTGCGTTCAACAGAACGAACGAAAGGCGCCACCGACTTCAAGTCAACAGCTTGGCCGTTGAAAACAAAACCGCCTTGTTGAGCAAGAATTGAGCGCGCATGAAATGCAGAAGTTTCATAGCCAGCCAGCGCGAACGAACCGTTTTCCGCTGGCATATGGCGATGAACGTAAAACGCTGCCGCTTCGCCATTGAATGTATACGAACCTTGGGCAAGACCGAGATACGCACTCTTTTTCAAAGCTGCCGCGATACCGTTGAACGCAAAGTTTCCGGCAGCAAAATGCGAAATCAAGTGACGCTCAAACCGCGCAGCTTGACCGGCGAGACTGAACACGCCTTCAGAAACAACAATGCGATTGCTCGCCGCGAACTGAATGTCTTTGCCGCTGAAAGTGTACGAACCTTGCGAACCGGTCAGCAACAAGTGCCGCACAAAGGCCAGCGTCTGACCGGTCAGGCTGTATGCGCCTTGCCCTGCAAGTACCGAGCGCGAGGCAGACACGCCAGCATTCTGCCCGGCCACGGAATAGGCCCCAGGCGCGGCCGAAACGCGTGCGGCAAGGGTAAGGGCTGCGTCAATCCCGTCCAGGGTGTACAGGCCCGCATCTGCGCGCAGGTAGGCGGATCGGCTCAAGCCGACCGACTGTCCAAGGTAGGTGAACGTTCCGGCCGCTGCAACAAGTCGCAAACCGCGATAGAAGCCGACAGACTGACCGGTGAACGCATAAGCGCCGGCAGTCATCGAAATGCGCGCATTCCACAACAGCGAAGCGTTTTGGCCGTTCAAACTGTACGCACCTTGAGTGCAAGGCAAAATGCGCGATGCGCGAAGATTGATCGTTTGACCATTCAACGCATACGAACCTTGAACAGCAACAATTGTCCGGTTGTATTTCAGCGCAGCAGTTTGGCCGGTGTATGTGAACGAACCTTGGTCAGCCGTCAACGTTGAAGACGTTTTCGGCGCAACAGGAATCACATACACAAACGTCATCACTGACGAATTTGAATAAGTGTTGTTCCATGATGCCGAAGTCGTGCCCCAAGAACCCAGGCTTTCAACTTTGTCGCCAACTCGGAACGCAAACCACGTTGTTCCGTCGATGAACGAAACGCGACCGGTGTAATCAGTCGGCACAGGCCGCGAACCGTCAACCCAAAGCGAATTGTAGTCAGTCGCGCCAAGCCAAATATTCAACGTGTTATTGGCAGCAGTGCTACCGGCCGGGCCTGCCATCGTAAACGGGGAACCGGTTGTGCTCGCCACATTGTGGGCAGGCGTCAAAACAGTGAAGCCGCTATTGATAGATTGATAGCACGCAATGATGCCGGCAACATAGCCGCCACCAGTAAACGTCCATGTGTACGTGCTCGGCTCACTGCTTCCAGCAATTTTGTAGTACAGCGAATATTGACCGCCGTCAGGGCCGGGACCATCATTCACAAACGCGGCAGTCCAACCGCTAGGAGCGGAAACGCCTGTGTTAGTGTTGTCCGTGCCAACAAGCGCAATCAGCAAATCGCCTGCCGCTGTGCCTGTCGGTTTGTTGATAACAAGGTTTGTATCAGCGCCCGTGCCTGACGTTGAAGATGAACGAAATTGCGCGCCAAGCTGACCGCGAAAATTGGCCGTCAACGTTGCAACTTGCCCGCTCAGTGAAAATGCGCCTTGACCAATATTCAAGCGCAGCGCACGCACGAAACCGGCATTTTGGCCGGTTAGCGAATAAACGCCTTGATTGGCCGTGAATTGAAAACCGGCAGACATCATGTTTGTCTGTCCGGTCAAAGCGAACGTGCCCACAGATGCAGGCAGGCTCAGTGTGCGAAGAAGCCCGGCCGTGCGGCCTGTCAGCGCAAACGATCCTTGACCCATCGCCAACGTATAAACGTTCGGCGTCAGGTGGTAAGCCTTCGGCACAATCGCGCGACAAATCTGATAAGGGTTCTTGCTCAGTTGAACAATTTCGGCATCACTGAGTGCGCGACCCCACATCGCCAAAAATTCGTCATGCGATGAATAGGCTTGACCGCCAACAGTCATCGCACCGGTATACTGGCTGATTGTTGTTGCAGAAACTGGCGTTCCTGCCAAAATGCCGTCAATGTACAACGATAGCGTTGTGCCATCGTAAACGCCAACCAGCACATGCCGGCCGGTCGTCATATTGTTTGTTGCAGCAGCAACAGTGTAGTTTGTACCGTTGCCGATTTGAATTTGCATCTTGCTAGATGCGCAACCCAAATGCCAACCTGAAGACGTGCCGTTTGTTGACGATGCAATGCGCCGACCGTTTGCAGTCGTCGCACGCAAATAGTGAACAACACAAATAGTAAACGGGCCGTTTACCTTGTGCCAATTGTCGTTGTACGTCGCTGTTTCCGTGCTTGATTGATTCAAGCCGACAGCACCAGCATACGCCGTCACATAAGGCGTAGGTGAGCCGCTATAAACAGCAGCCGTTTGATTGACAAGGGAGTAACCGCCAGTGTCGGCGAAATTGATCGCATCAAGCAAACCGCGAGTGAGCGGATTGGACCGATCAATCGGGGTTCGCGCTGGCGGTTGACGAAACCAGCCGGCCACGAATCAAACCCCTTGGTCTTGAA